GCTACTGCTTGAATCAATGAACTAAATATTTTATTACGATTAGGCACAACTGTTTCTTTCATGTTGTCCTGTTCGTAATGTCCTTCAGGAACATCAGATCCACCTTCTACTAAAGCTGAATTTAGCAATTGGGATAAACCATCTAACTTAATAATTTGATGTGTTACAGGTTGGTTGTTTTCTTTTAGATACTGCACTAATGATGTAGCACGCTCTAATTCTACTTTGTGTTTCTGACCATAGTCGAAACCTAATGCTGTTACTTCATAGCCATTGGCAAGTAGATGAAGCAATAATGAACTGCTATCCATTCCTCCGGATAGACTTAATACTGCTTGTTTTTTCATTTTATATATTGTTTAAATTTATCTACATTAAAGATAATATCTTCTAATTTATCATCCAAATTCATTTCAAAATAATGTTCTAATTTATTTTTAGGTTTCCATAAAATACCATTATCACTATATCTTTCTCCTTCAGCACCCACTAATATTGGATTAGATGTATCTACTGATTTGATAAAATCCCAATCTTTGTAAGCCATAAATTCTTGTGGTAATGAACAACCTAATAAATGATGATATACTGTTTTTCTAATAATGCTTTTTTCTACTAATCTTCTAATAAATTCCATTCTACCATACATTGAATTTTTCAAATGATCTTCATGACCTAAACTTTGATAAGCGATACTTGAATGGTTAAATGCAATATGTGTATAACCTAAATCAACTAATATTTGATATGTTGTTGTTAATTCAAGTAAATCTTTTCCCTGACATACAGCCATTAATTCAACACTTTTAGGTAATCCCTGTTTATAATTAATCATCCAGCTTTTAGCATTACGTAAAGTAGCATTAGCATCATTCCATTCATCAGGAACAATGAATATATTAGGTCGAATTAAATGAATTTTTTCAATTAAATCTTCTGTTGTATGAACTACTCCTTCAAACAATCCATTATCCATAATAATAAAACGTTTATCTAAACGTGATTTCTGAAAGAATAATTTATATTGATTGTATTTATCTATTAAATGAGGAAGACAATAATCATAATCATTCCATTCATAAGCATTATGCATTAAACTTAAAGGCAACTCATGACTAATTTTCATAGTGTTTTAATTTTTTCTTTAATAAATCAATTCGTATTTGACAATACCATTTTCCCATATTACCAGAGGCGTTAGCATACCTTTCTTTCCAATACTTAATACCTTGGTTAGTTTTAGCATTAGCTTCTTCAAGATAATCTATATCCCAAAAACTATTATTTTCTTGTAATTCCTCTTCTGTTGGAATACGAGGATTATTTTCTTCATATTCTTCACGAAGTATCTTACGACGTGCTTTTTCAAAATTTTTCTCAAGTTTTTTACTCATATATAGCAGTATTCTTATTATGTTCCATAAATTCTACTCTTATAACTTTAACTCTATTATTAGTTTCTTCTTGAACAAATGTATTTAATTTTTCAAAAATATATTTTGCAAATTGTTCAGCTCCAACTGATGGTAATATTCTAACTTGAGCTATTCCTAAATTATCCATTACTTTAAATCCACTAATACCTGGATCATCTTCAGCTACTATTAATGTGTGGTCAAACATATAATCCATCCATGCTTTAGGATTCATTCCGTCTATAGTACCTTTAGCACGTTTCATACCTCCGAAATCCCATACCCAATTACGTTCATCTAATTCACCTTCAAACCATACTCTAAATGATACTCCATAACCATGAAGGAAACGACAATGTGTTCCTTCTGCTTTCCATTGACGAAATACTGTACTATAACCGTCAAATAATTTTGTTGATTGAAATTTACTCATATTATATTTTTTTAGGTCTACCCCTACGTTTTTGTATTGTTCTAAAGTTATAATTTATCTTTATTAATGTATATAATTCTTTTAGGGTTCCATCAAAAGTCTCCATTTTCTTTTCTAATTCATCTTTTTCTATTTCAAATAAACCAGTCATAGTTTTAACATATGATTCTAAACGTTGTGGTTCATCTTTTTCAAAGTCATTCATTAAACGTCTATAACGTTCTCTAAATAAAGTTTGAGACTCATGTCTAACACTTGGATCTTTGATATGTCCTGTTTTTTCTTCCATTTCAAGTAACGCGTATTGTGCTTGCCAATAATAAGACGAAAAATCGAAGTCCCCATTATCTATCCTAGCATGCACAGCATCTTTAGTTGACAACGGAGACTTCTCTTTAAATTTTCGCCACCAGTAAAACTGGTTATATTTGAGGGGTTGTAGTTTATCTATTTCTTTATTAACAATTTCTTTTGAATGGGTTATCATAACTTTTATTAATAATTAAATATAGTTACTTTTCTACGGTCAAAAATTTTTTATTTATAAAAATATTTCCTTTTTTATGTTTAGGTTCATATGGACAATGTCTACATCCACTACCACAACATTGACCACGTTTAATATGGAAGAGCGCTGTGAATATCACGCGCTCTCCCTCTGTATAATAATCTACATCTTTTATAAGTTCCTTACTCATCTATTTCCTTTTATACTATAATACACCATATTTATTATGTTTTGTACTAATCCATCATGTGCCATTATACAATTTCACAAGCGCCCCCCGCACACGCGGCTTGATCCATCAATGCTGTGTTATCACTAAACTCAACAATTTTACTTAAATCAATATTATGTAAATGTTGAGCCATCTCATTGAATTGTTCTTCTGTAATATCTTCAAATGGTGCTTGTTTGTAAGTGCCTCCAAAATAAGGCAATACTGACAAACCATTAAATGTGTCTTTATTTTCCCACATCCACTTACCTACTTGTTCCCATTCATTTTCATTAATTGATACAGTTGCAGATACATTGTTTGTATTAGCACCTTTTCTATGACCCTTCTTTACCCACTGTACATTAAATTTCTTAGTACGTTCAAGCATATCAATTACATTTTCAGTTCTTAAAATAGAACCTACTGGTGCTTTTTGAGGTACTGAAATTACAGCTTGAATTGTTGGTTTGAAAAAATCATCTTCAACTAATTCTGGGTGATTAGCAGCTAAGTATGAGTATATAGCTTCGTTTTTACCTACTCTAATTCTTCTAATATAGAAATCATTATGCCAAGCGTGAATACCACTTGATGTACCTAATACTAATGATGAAGTACCTGATGGTTTAACTGTTGTCACACGAGCGGCTTTATTTACTCCTATAATTTCTGCTACACGAGCATTTTCTATTTTAGCTAGGTCAGCTGCTTTCTTTAAATCATAATTTAAGATAGCTCCTGATCCAATACCTGTCATACCAACACCTAATAAAGCGTCTTTTTCAGTTGTTTTTCTCCAAATATCTCTTAAGTAATGAAAATCTGTATAAGCAGCTTGTAATGTTCCTATAAATGCTCCTACTCTTACTCTTTCGTTTAAGTCTTCTTGTGATTCAACATTTGAGACATTCACCTCACATAAGTTACAGAACTGATAAGAACGTAAAGCAATTTCACAACATGGATTAGTACCCCAATCTTTATCATTTGAGAAATAAATTCCTGGTTCACCTGAATTACTTAATTCAATTTTCTTCCATAATTTAAAAAATTCCTCTTCATCAATTTTATGACGCATAACTACTGCTGAGTTATTTGCTCTTCCACGTTGTGGATTCTCTTCCCACCAATTTCCAAATTTACATGTTAACATATCTTCATCATCCAAATTAAATAATGAAATTAATGCTGCTCTTCTAATACCACCTGATAATACTGCATCTGCAATATGACAAGCCATATCATGAGCTTCTACTGATGTTAATCTTTCACCATTCTTTTTGCGGTCAAATACTTTTTGTAAGTTAAATAAACATTCTTTTAATGGTTCAGGACCAGGTGCTTTACCACCTACAGTGATTAATTGAGCACCTTTTGCTCTAATGTCTCTAAAATCAAATAATGGTAATGGTGCTCCGGTAAAATATGCTTTACATAACATACGAACAGCGTCAGCCCATCCTTCGATACTATCACCAATTAGGTAACGTTTTGATTTAGTTGGTATTTTAATTTCAGGTAATTGCTCAATGTGATGAGTTTGAACTGAATATCCAACGCCACATCCACTTAATAATAAAAACATTATTTCGCTGAAAGAACGCCAATCATCAATAGGCAAAAAAGAGCAATTAAATATACGAGCATTATTAAGTTCAATGGGCTTACCTGCGAACTGTAAGCTACGCATCGACGGTAAAACTTTTTTATCATATACTAGTTTATAAGATTCTTCAATTTCATTTTTTAACTGTGGAAATTTATTTTGATGCATTTCCTTGTTTCTTGTTACTAATTCTTCCCATGTTTCTCTTCTGTTAAATTCTGGTCTAAATTTAGCGTACTTCATGTACGTTGTAATTTCAGATAGAATTTCTTGTGTTACGTCCATTTTTTTTATATATTTAAAGTTAAGTGTATGATGTCATGCCGCTATTGCGGATTCTTTGTTTTTTTTAATAAATTTTAAAGTAAGCGACTATCTAATTTAGTCATTTGAAGGTATAAGATAAAATCTTCAAATATATCTTTTGGAATACCTTCTAATCCATTAGCGTGTTCTTGAAGAAGTGAAGTAGAAACATTTTCACTAGTATTCTCTGTAAGTAAATTTTTATACTTATTGAAAATTTCAGTGATTATTCCACTTTCATTTTCATTACCATAATCATCATTGTCTTGAAGATATTGAGTCATCAATTCTTCAACTTGTTTTTTAGAGAACTCCATTTTTATAAAGTTTTTTTACTTCCTTAATTATTTTTGTTGTTAACTTAATGATAGCTTCTTTAAGTTTCTGTAACAACGCTTTCTTTTGTTGTCCTATACGTAGACCTTCAAAAGGTACCTCCATATTTTTCATATGGGGTTCTAAATATTGACGATAGGCCATTCCTGCTAAAATTACAAATGTATCTTTATCAAGATTATAACCGTTTTGTTGTAATTGTTTTAAAACAACTTCAGCCCACTTTTCACGAGCAGGTGCTGGCATGTCCTTTAATGTTAAATTATAAGGAGATATTGTTTTATTTAATGGTACTAAGTGATACTTAGCGGATATGATATATATATTATTTGGGCTAGCTAATTTTTTAGCATATTCCATTTGTTTCTTAAACAAATCAGAATTATATAATTTTTCTGCGGGCATTGATTTAGCTTCTTTACCTGAAGAACACGATACTAATACTACTTTACTCATATAACGATAAATATGTTTAAGACCCACTATTATTATTAAGTTCGAAAAATTTTCTCTTTAAAGTGTCACGATCAAAGGTATCAAAATTTTCATTTAATTTCTTTGGTTTTTCACTCTCAAGTGTTTCTTCATCCAACTCATTATTATCAATCTGTATATGACCCGTAGATGTGTCTATGACAGCCGCGTAAGTTATACCATCCATACCATATCTGTTTTTCATAATATGGAATCTACCTGTACCACCTGCTTTATCTTGACGTCGACGTGATAATGACATTGCAAAGTCAGTAATCATCATTTTATTATATGAACCTGCTGCTTTGTCACCTTCAATAATGTTATCATTAGCACCTGCTCTATTTACCTGAGATACGCTCCAAATTGGTATATTCATCTCACGTGCTAAGCCTTTAGTAGCTACATAAACATCATCAATTTCTTCCTTACGTTCTTTACTTATTCTATTAGCGCGTAATAAATCTACATAGTCAATAAGAACTAAATCAGGTGCTTGGTCTAAATCCCTACATTTTTGTATGTGTGACTCAATAGTACTTACAGTCGCTTTACCCATCGGATATTCTTTAATTACTAATCTACCAGGCAATGCAGATACCACTTTTTCAACGTTTATTCTGTGTTCTTGTATTTGGGCTACTGATATATTAGTAAAACAAGCATCATATCTTTTACCTATATATGCTTCACTTAATTCTAATGTATAGTGATTAACATTAAATCCTGCTTTAACTGCTGCTGCACCTAATGCAATTAATGCCCAACTCTTACCTCCACCCGGACCTCCAAATATTAATCCAAAATCACCACCACCTAATCCACCTTGTAATAAATCATTCACTACAGACCAAGGTGTAGCAACTGGACTTCTATATTCTGCACGATATCTATCTTCAACATCTTTTTCATATTCATGACCTAAGTTCTTATCCATACCTGCTTTTAAAGCTGAGTCGACAAGTGACCTAATATCATCATACATTCCTGATTGTAATAAGTCAACTGATGTTAATAGTGCTTTCTTTAATTGTTGGTTTTTACAAAAATTACTAAATTCTTGTTCTACATAGTCTTGATCTTCATTTGAAGCTTTATATGCTTCTTTTAATTGTTCAACTACAGATGTTTTTAAAACATCGTTATCTATTTTCTTTACCTCAATGTGTAGAGTATCTAATGTTGGAGTTGAATGCCATTTATCAAAATACTTAATAATAGTTTCTACTAACCATTGATGAGCTTGATTATCAAAATAATCAGGTGTTGCTACATCTCTAATATTAAGTAGAAATTTTTTATTTTTTAAGAGAGAACTAATCACCTTGGTTTGAAAATTTAAACCATATTGGTTTAATTTTGAAAATGCAACCATAACTTTTATTGTTTTTTATAAGCTTGAAGATATGAAAATATTTCGGTTAGCCAAATCTCTGTGTTAGGGATTGAATTACCTAACTTATCTTCGTTGTATAATTTTAAGAATGCCAATTTTTCTAGTTTTGTAGGTTCACTAGTTAAAACCTCTTCTATCTCTTCAATACCGTTTTCAGGTATGTCTACCTCTGTTAAATCCATTAATTGTTGATTAAGTAAGAGTTGTTTTGAGAAGTTACAAATATCTCCATACAAACCATGTTCATTAACTAATTCTTTAGATTTTTCTAATATACTCTCAAATGTAACAACAGTACTAGATTCTAATTCTGGAAATAATTTGAATAGTTTTTTAGGACCTAATCCTTTTACTCCAGGTATATTATCTGAATTATCTCCCATTAATATCTTTTGGTTGATATAATTTTGAGGATATAAATTATAGTCTTCTTTAACTAATTTAGGTGTATAAAATTTCTTTTTAATAGGTGAATATACTGTTACTTTATCATTTACTAACTGTAAAAAATCTTGGTCAGCTGACATAATGTATACTTCATCCTTAGCCTTATTAGTTATATAAGCTATAACATCATCCGCTTCTACTTTATCAATAGAAAGTAAATCAACTGGTAGTAATCTTAAATAGTTAACTAAACGTAGTATTTGATTCTCAATTGATGCTGCTTCTTCTTCTTTATTATCAAAACCATCCCAATTAGTTATACGTTGTAGTTTTCTATTGCCTTTGTAATCAGCAAATAAATTCTTTTTATTTGTTGTACTGCCTGTACCATCGAATACTAGAATTACTCTAGTTGGTTTAATATGTCTAATTGCAAACCCGATCGACTTTAAGAAACCAGTGAGCCCACCAATGTGGGCTCCTCCTGGATTCATATGGTTGATCATGGCAAAGCTTCTTAGAAATGTATTCATCGAATCTACTAGTAGTACTCTACTATTTAAATGCAATGGATCATCTTGTGAGTTTTGGATACCATCAAGTATTTGCTTAAGTGTCTTGTTCATCGTCATTGTCGATTTCAATCATTGGTGATATTTTACTACTTTCTTCCCATTCACTATTGTCTTCTGTAATTTGAATTTCTTCAATTTTTACATTTTCACCAAACCACTCATGTGCGTGAGTTGCTTTATAAGCCTTCTCATCGTCTTTAGTGTCAGGAATAAATCCATGTGGTGTAACAATTACTGTTGATGTTGTAGCGATACCACAATCAGCGTGAATCTTATCAATCGATACTTTAGTACGCTTAGCGAACTCTACTTTTTTACCCTTACTTTGAGCATGTATTTTAGATGTACCGCTATTTGTAACATTACCAAATGTAATTACTAATGAAGCGTCCCAATACATTGTATTACCGCCTTTATTAGTCATTCTTGGTTGGCTCATAGGTGTAAGCGCTGGTTGAACTCCTACCTTATTAATTACAAAAAATGTATTTGTAAATTGGTAGCTTTCTTTACGAGACATTGGAAACTTCTGATTGATAAAATTGCCAAATTGTGTCGACATAGCACCTGCGTTCCACATAGGATTGTTTTTTCCTTGTTCAATACTCATATCACATGGTATAGAACCTACTGAATCCCATAAGAATAATAAATCATGAGGTAAGTTACCTTTCTTTTGTTCATCTAAAATATCAGCTATAAATGCTGACACGTCCTCAATAGAATTTAAAGTTGATCTATCAATGTATAAGAAGAAACCACTATAATTTAGTACTTCTCCTGTTGCCTCATCAGGAATAGTATCACAGATAAATCCCATTTTTTGAGCGTGAGCGAAATCCCATTTCATCTCAGTAATAATAAATACAGGTAACACTCCCATTTTTTGAGCGGCTACTGCTGCTTCAATCATTAAAGTTGTTTTTCCTGTATCTGATCCACCTCTAGCAATTGTGATATGACCCATTGGTATACCAGGAATTGAAAGTGCATCTTCTACTGCTGGTGAAAATGGAATCCACTTCTGCGCTTTAAAATTTGATGACTGATCTAGTTTTTTAGTTTTCTTAAACTTATCAAGATCAAATGTACCTTTAATAGCTTGAGAAACACTAGCGTTTACGCTTTTTGTTGTTTTAGCCATTGTTTAGTTATTTTTGGAATAATTCATCAAATTCATCTTCATCAAACCCTTTTTTCTTAGTGTTAAGAGCATAGTTAGCTTTAGGTGCTTCTACTACTGGAGTTTCAGCAACTTCTTCAGTTGTTTCTTCAGTTGTTTCTTCACTTGGTTCTAGCCATTCCATTAACATGGTTTTCATTTCATCGAACTCATACTTTTTATAAAGTGTAAGTATTTCCGGTTGTTCTGAAATCCATTTTTTAATCACTTCATTATCTTCTGATAATGCTGATGTTTTTGGTTTGATACGAATAGATGATTTGTTGAATTTGGTACCTGTAACTTCAGGTCCAACTGTATCGACTGTTAAGTCTCTACCATCCATTAAATCTGTGTAATCTCCGATATCATCATCTTCAGCAATACCTAATAATTCAAGATACATTTCCTTACCAAATTGCCACATGCGAACTCCTTTTTCTTCTTCGCCACGTACAATTACAGGAACAAATACTCTCATTTTAGGTTCAATTTTTTTAGCTAATGACCAATTTTCCTTGTCACTAGTTTTACGTAGTTGTTGTGCAAATTCAACAATTGGATCTTTTTCACCAAAGTTAGTTAATGACAGCATGGTTTTGTTTCCAATACCATAATGAAACATTACTTCTTTGAACGGATTTGATTTGTTGAATTTAGACGGAACAACACGAATTACTGATTTGCCTACTGGTGGTACCCAGAAATTTTTAGCACGGTCGTCATTTTTGGCGCCGCCTTTACCTTTGTTTTGCAACGATTGCATACGTTGTTTGATAGCGTTTAAATCCATAACTAATTATTGTTTTTTAAATATACGGTAAATATAGCATCTGAGATGCCGGAGGCCAAACTTAGAGATTAATTATCTTATAGATAGTTGTCTCTAGTTTTCTTAATTGGTCAGGTCCTTGTGTAAGTAAGATAGTGTTTTTGTAATCATTCCACTCTACTTTGTAGCTAGGATCAACATAACCATTATTTAAAGTCTTAACTAATGCATTTAATGCATTAATTGTATATAATGTATTTGACTCTTTTTTACGATGCAATAAGATAGTATTAGGCAAAACTGTAGTTGTACTCAGATTTCCTGGATCAATGTTGTAAGTACAAATGAACTCATCACTATCTTTAGATTCTAAGATAAAAACCTTATTATATAAGATGTTATAACGTCCAGTTATAGTTTCAAGCGTTTGCTCTTTGTCTTCTTTCCTTGAGAAAGTTGCGAATAATTTATTTCCTGCCATTTCTGTTGTTAATAATAACGTATTATCTATAAATATGTTACTATCTTCGATAAATGATGTTCTTGTATCCATTCTATAACTGTTTTATAATATGATGCCGATATAATATCTGCGTGTGTGTTATGTTTTTTTCTATTATACTCTTTAGTTGTTATTTGAAGATTTTCTAAATGCCATATAATGCTTATTGGTGTTCCTGTTTTAAACCATGAAATTGGAATTTTATGATCTAATTCATATCCTTTATCAATCAATCCTATTTTATCTACAAAATCTTGATATTTGTAACCTAATAATTCTTCAGTTGTTTTACCTTTTTTATTTTTTAAAAAATTATAAATTTGTGATTTTATAATATTAAGAGTATTATATTCTACATCTTCTCTTCTTTTCTTATCATATTGGTTTCTCCATTTTTTGGTCTTTTCAATATTTCTTTTACGATACTCTTTATAGTACCCTGGTTTTAATTTACTATATGATGGTTTTGATTTTTGTTTCTGTAAAATAGTGTCTTTATTTTCAATATAATATTCATTGGCTTTTTTAATATAGTGTTTTTTATTTTTAATATAATGCTGTTTAGCACTATTGTTATGACATTTTTTACATCTATTTGATATGCCATCTTTTCTATTTTTATCTTTATAATAATTATTTATATCTTGCTCAACTTTACATTCACTGCATTTCTTCATAATATCTTATTTATTATAAATATCCCCAGTAGCGAAGAGTTTGTCTTATTTTTTTATTAAAGCGCCATAGTTTTCACCTACACTCATACGAGTCGGGAATCCATCGGCTTCTAATTCGTTTTTAATTAATGGTAATAATGTTTTAACATCCTCCTTAGCTACATCCAATAGAATTGAATCGTAAGTATATAATACTATTTTAGTTTTCTTACCATCTAATAATTTTAATACACGGTCTAATGTTAATGTATTATAATATGTTTCGTATGCCTGGATAAGATAACTTAATATTTTATTTTTATTTGGGTTTTCTATTCTGACTTTGTATATATTAGTTCCACATGGTAACTTTAATCTATTAGTATCTAAAAATTTTTGCCATTGGGTATCTAACCATTCTGTTAATTTAGAGAAAAATGGAAACCATGCATATTCGTCTCTAATACCACCATATAGATTTTGGAACATTATTTCTTTAGGCACTTCATCATATGGATCAATTTCAAATTCATACCCTATTGCTTTGGCAATTATACGTGGGTGGTAAGCACTGTAATCAAACTCAACAAATATATAATTATTTGGTTCAAATGATTCGCGTGCGCCGTCCTTAGGTAAAGCGGCGTAATTAACGCCATTAAATGCGTTTGACGGGCGAGTAGTTAAATTATATAGATTATATTGAGTAAAAACTGTATTCCCGTAAATCGAATTATCTTTCCAAGTAGTTTCAAAATGTTTATTGAATTTACGTGGATCAATTCCTATACCATTTTTTTCAATCTGATGGAATACATTAGTAAATACTCCATTTAAAAATTCATTATCCGGTAACCATTTAGTAAAAATACCTTTTTCCTTTAATCTACTATATATATTTTCCCATTTTTCATAATGTTTAGAAATTGGTATAAGTGTATTTAACTCGTTTATATAATATTTTTCACGATTAAAGTCAGTATGTACTTTAGTATCAAATTGTGACTCATCAATATAACCATGAAAATTTGAATCTACTAAGTTATCACCTGGTAAGAAATATAGATGGAATTTTTTATCTAAAACATAAACTGTGTTAATGCTAGATATAAATTCCTTAACTGTTTCCCAATCTAATTTAAATGCTTCGCTATGGTCGATAGGTAAAATATAACCTTTTTCTCCATCATTATAATATACTAAACATGGTTTAGTTAGAGATGGATGATGATTATCATTTGTGGTGATGATATTAACAAAACACTTATCATGTTCTGGTTTACCTAAGTAATCTAATTGTTCTTTCGTCTCTATTATATAAAACATAACCTTTATTATTAGGTTAAATATATAATAGAGATTTTAGGTCAACAAATTAAAAACTTTTAAGGACAAACACCATCCTCAGCTGTCAATACAGGATTAAAAGATGAATTTATTACAACACTATAGAATGTCATACTATTAAACCCAGTTGAAGTACCATTACAATAGTATGAACCATTACTATCATATAGACTTATTCTTTGTCCTGGAGTGGTTGCGCTGTATGTTAATACTATATCGTATGTTCCTATTTGGTTTGTATCAACAGAACCACCATTGCCGGATGTATTAGGATCTACTCCACTAACATTTGTTACTCCTACTCCATTCACAGTCATACTAGATAAATTCATTTCAATATCTAATGAAGCATTAGTCCCAATTTGTATAGTAGCTGTAGGTGGAGGTAATGGTGAATTACTAGGACATGGAGTAGGATCAGGAGTAACACTTGGTGTGGCACTTGCGGGTGGTGTGTTACTTGGTGTTGCTGTTACACTTGGTGTTGGTGTTATAGTTGGTGTAATACTTGGTGTTGGAGTATTTGAAGGTATAGTAGTACAATCTGCATAATTTATTACTTCACCATTTGTATCAATTTGAACACCCCATGTGTTGCCTCCTTTACTCATATTATGCCAGTTATTCATACCATTGTATCTATTAGTTAAAGCTGAATTAGTATAGAATATATAACCAACCATCATTCCTGTAGTGCCTGGAGCGGCATATGCTGTATTAACAGGAGCACTACCTCTACAAGCATCTGTAGCATTACTGTAACCTCCAAAAATTCCGTATTCTGAAGGCATTTGTGTAGGTGTTGGTGTTAATGATATTGTTGGAGTAACACTAATTGTAGGAGTCACAGATATAGTTGGAGTGATACTAATAGTTGGAGTGATACTAGGAGTTCTAGTTACACTTGGAGTGATACTAATAGTAGGAGTTATAGTTGGTGTTGGTGTTTTAGTAGGTGTTACAGTTGGTGTCTGTGATGGTAATGTTGAACATAAATAAACTGTTTGAATTACTCCACTTGCATTTGGAAGAACAGCGTATTTAGTAGCTCCATATGATAATAAGTACCATCCACTACCACCAGGAGTCCATGTATTTGTTAATCCTGGATTTGTATACATTTGAGCACTTACTGCAGGACTTACTCCGCCTCCAGCACCTGGAGTTTGATATAGGAAGTCTATACCACTAACTTCACCTAAACAAGCATAGTATTCATTAGCATAATCACTTGAAGACCTACCAAATATTGTAGCTGGGGTAGTAGGCGTTGGTGTTAATGTTGGAGTAATACTTGGAGTTACACTTATAGTAGGTGTTATACTTGGAGTTCTACTTACACTAATTGTTGGAGTAATACTTGGAGTTACACTTATAGTAGGTGTTATACTTGGAGTTCTAGTTACACTTGGTGTAACAGATATTGTAGGTGTTACACTAATTGTAGGTGTAATACTAGGTGTTACACTTATTGTAGGTGTTACACTTATAGTTGGAGTAATTGATATAGTAGGTGTAATACTAGGTGTTACACTAATTGTAGGTGTTACACTTATAGTAGGCGTTACACTAATTGTAGGTGTAATACTAGGTGTTACACTTATTGTTGGAGTGATGCTAGGTGTTCTAGTTACACTAATTGTTGGGGTTATTGATGGTGTTACACTTATTGTAGGTGTAATACTTGGAGTAACACTTATTGTAGCAGTTGGAGTGATACTTGGAGTTATACTTATTGTAGGTGTTACACTTATAGTAGGCGTTACACTAATTGTAGGTGTAACAGATATTGTAGGTGTAACAGATATTGTTGGTGTTACAGATATAGTTGATGTCACACTAATAGTTGGAGTTACACTTATGGTTGGAGTTAAACTAATAGTTGGAGTAACAGATATTGTAGGTGTAATACTAATAGTAGGAGTTACTGTAGGAGTAGGTGATACACATACTCCACTTCCTGCTACAAGAGCATTTCCTGTACCATGACTTCCACTAATTAATAAATAATTTCCTGATGTTATACCTGCACCTGTTAAATAGAATACATCTGATATGCTTCCTACTAATGTTTGAATTTCAGTTATAGTCCAATAATCAGTTCCACCAGGTACTTGATATAGATATTCACCTATTTCTAATGGTTGGTCTGCGTCATAAATTAATATTGGAGTAGTTGAACCAAAACAAGCAGCATAAGATGTATCAGCAATATTATAATATTCACCATCTAATGGATTTGATGTAGATGGAGTTATTGAAGGAGTGATACTAGGTGTTATACTAGGAGTGATAGATATAGTTGGTGTGACTGTTGGGGTAACACTAACACTAATTGTAGGCGTCACACTAATTGTAGGTGTAACACTTATTGTAGGAGTTACAGATATTGTTGGTGTTGTACTAATTGTTGGTGTAACACTTATTGTAGGTGTCACAGATATAGTTGGAGTAACACTTATAGTAGGTGTAATACTTGGAGTTACACTAATAGTTGGAGTGACACTAATTGTAGGCGTCACAGATATAGTTGGAGTAACACTTATAGTTGGAGTCACACTAATAGTAGGTGTTACACTAATTGTTGGGGTTTGGGTTATAGTAGGTGTTATACTTGGAGTAACACTTATAGTAGCAGTTGGAGTTATACTTGGAGTAATACTAATAGTTGGTGTCACAGATATAGTAGGAGTTACACTAATTGTTGGAGTAACTGTTGTAGTGACACTAATACTAATTGTTGGTGTAACACTTATTGTTGGTGTCACAGATATAGTAGGAGTTACACTTATAGTAGGTGTTAAAGATGGGGTAATACTAATTGTTGGTGTAACACTTATTGTAGGTGTTATTGATGGTGTTACACTAATAGTTGGAGTAATACTTGGAGTAGGTGCTGGAGCAACAGACATATCTATTTCTTCAGGTATAAATCCTAAATCAATTATTGTACGGCTAACTTCAATTGTTTGAGGTGTTGATAAAAGTCTAGCAAACTGAAGAGGATCAGTCAAGTATAATGACAACCCAGGTACATCTTTTTCAGCTTGTTGGATTGAACGTAAGTTAGTATCTTTAACTCCTGATAGTAATCTTATATTGTCTTTATATGTATCATCTCTATAGCCTGTTAGTTTCCAAAATAAAGATTTAACAGTATATAATGGAGATTTACTATTAACTAAATCATTAAAATTTGCTTCATTTAATTCAACAAACTGTAATTTAGTTCCTGAATTAGATTTAGCTATATATCTTAGAAAGTATCCTTTTTTGTAGTCATCTTCACTAGGTACAATAAAGTCACTAGTATAAGACTTATTATATAAATTGGATTTGAATTTTTCTTTAAATTTATAATTAAGTAAACCTTCTGATGGGTCATTTGATATTGGAGTTAACCATAATGTTATTTTAGAAGATGAACTTGTATGTTCTTCTCCTGTATAATAATTACCAAACTTATCTTTATGGTAAGCACCAATATAGAATCTAGTACTATTAGGGAATAAAAATTCTCCCCCATAGGTATATCCAGTTTCTATAATATTTGATTTAGGTACGTACATTGTTTAGCTAGCTGGTTGTTTAATAATTGCTATTGATTTATCTCCACCAGGATTATAATCAGGGTCAATAAATATAGATTTACATCTTTCAGCTTCTACTGAGTAATCTAAAAATCTTGTATTAATAGGATTAATTGCTGGAGGTAAAAATGTAGAATTGGTAGTATCTCTTATACTTCCTAAATTTTTTAAAAAAGTTTGGCTGGTTCTATGAATCATAGTTACATCAGCGTAGAATTTATTACCGTTTCCTAAAATAGCTCCAGTATCAAAAGAATATGAATTTGAAGTGGTATTAAATTTTACATAAGGATGATTTATTATTTTAAAATTAACATAATTTCCACTATATGTAAGTGGTATTCCTACATAATCATTACTAA